CTGTACCAGTGACATTACCTGTAAGTGGGCCAGCAAACGCATCAGCTGTTACTGTACCATCAAAGTAAGCATCTTTAAACTCTAAAGAACTTGTTCCCAAGTCAATGTCATTATCTGTTACAGGAACTAAAGCACCATCAACTAGTTTTATTTGATGTGCATTAGCTGCATAGAAGTGTATTTCATCTGCGGTTTCAAAATCAATTTTTGTTTGGTCATCTTCACCAATTTTTATATCAGTTGCAAGTAAGGATGTAATTGTTGTTTGAGCTGCACCAAGCGCAAAGTCTAACGTGTTATCACCATCTTCATAAGTTACTGTAATACCTGTTTCAGTATTACTACCGACCATTGCACCAACTGTATCAGAAATAGTTTCTGCGAGTGAAGTACCATTAATAGTAATTGCGTCTGCTTCTAGTGTTCCATCTATGTCAACATCGCCAGAAAAATCACCAGTAGCTGCATCTAGTTCTCCAGATATTATTAAATTTCTTATTCCTGAGTAATCTTTATCAGAATCAAGAATAACTGCTTTGCCAGCAACTGCTGTACCTACTGCGGTTGCACCAATATCAAGCGCATTAAGTTCTCCAACAACTGCTGTAATACCATCTAATACATTTAACTCACTAGCTGTTGATGTAACCCCATCGAGTATGTTTAACTCGGCTGCGGTACTTGTTACACCGTCAAGGATGTTAAGTTCTGCAGCAGTACTCGTAACACCATCAAGGATGTTTAGCTCTGCTGTTGTGCTTGTAACACCATCTAAAATATTTAACTCAGCTGCTGTAGTTGTAACTGCTGTGCTACCTATTAATAGTTTATCTTTAACAATGTCTATAGTTGTAGCACCTGCTGTTAATAGTTTGTCGGCTGACTCATCCCAAAGCAAGTATGCTCCTGAAGTAGCACCAAAAAACTTAACGTCAACACCTGTGTCATCAACACCGAACGTAGTTACACCATCTATTTGTACTGTACCATCTATATCTACTGCGTCAAGATTTGTAGTACCGTCTATGTCAGCATCGCCACTAATATCTAATGTAGCTGCATCAAGCTCACCTGAAATAGTAATGTTTCTACCACCACTAATATCTTTGTTTGCGTCTGTTATAATAACTTTACTTGCTATTACTGTTCCATTTGTTATACCATCTATAAGATTAATATCTGTTGCACTTGCTGTAACACCGTCTAGTATATTTAATTCTGCAGCTGTTGAGGTAACACCATCCATAATATTTAATTCAGCAGCAGTTGCTGTAATTGCAGTACCATTAAAATTTATTGCGTCTGCGTAGACTGTACCATCAAAGTATCCATCTTTAAATTCTAAAGAGCTTGTACCTAAATCAATATCGTTATCTGTTACTGGTACAAGTGCGCCATCTTGTAATCTTATTTGTTCTACAGTAGAACTACTTACTTCAACAAAAAAACCCCAACGGTTGTTAGTACTATCTACTACAATTTTGTTTAAAAAGTTTTGATCTCCTATAGTATGTATATTACCACCTTCACCAGCTCCTCCATCGTGTTGATGGCCTGTTGTTCCTGATGAAGCATATGCAAAAGCATTTAGTAATTGATTATATTCGTTATTAAATAATGCCGATGTTATAACGTCACCATCTGAAAAACTACTTTGTCTTGTGTAATTTGACATTCAAATTATCTCCTGTTAGCTGGTGTATAGTCTATGTATAGTCCATTGATAGAATACGGGGGATTTTTATCTTCTGAGCGTATTCTAAAACTTGTTGTGTGTCCGTTTCCCTGTACTGCTTGTCTAACAGTTGGATCAAGAGTTCCTCCAAAAAAACTTAATGTTCCAAATTTACTTGTTCCAAAAGTAGCAGGTGTTCTTATTGTACCTAAAGTATAATCTAATGGTTGCGGTAAATTTGGATCTTCATAATCAAAACGAACTCTTAAAGTTGGTTCTACAGTTCCTTCAGGACTTACAGAAATTTTTACATAATTAATAGTTTTTCTAGTTCCATGATCTCCGAAGTCATAATTAGGAGTTGTGTAAGTTGCTAATATATCTGCTTCTGAACCTGAGTGGTAAAAAGAATTTCCTGAGTTGTGTATATAAACATATCCAGTATTATCACCGTGGAAAGATACTTCTACTTCTTCGTTATTAAATCCTGAAGTAATTGCTCTAGCTTGAATACCTTTTGTTTCCGACCAAGACATTCCATTTGCTGTTAAACTTCCTATAATACCTTTAGAGTCTGTTGCTGCTTGTGTAGTGCCTGTATAAAATAAACGGTATTGTGATTTGCGTCTAATAACTGCACTTGAAATTACAAAAGAATTTATATTTTCAGCTAATTCATTAGTTATAGGTTGTATAGGTCTACTGACAGATCCTAATTCTACGTCACCAATTCTAGCTGTACCTGCAAGAGTCCGAACTCCATCAGGACTTAAAAATACTAAGTCACCACTAAACTCTTGAATACTAGCATTAGATAAGCAACCTACATTTTTAGTAACTGGTACAACCGCAACAGTAGAACTATTATTTATATTTTGAAGTTTATAAATACTATTAATACAAAAGATTATAAGGTCATTACGAAAAGAACGTAGACCTATAACTTTATCGTCTAGTTTAACAGAACCTGAACCAGTACTTGTAAAGTCATCTATGTCATCTGTACCACTGTAATAAATAGTATTAGGATTATTTGTATCTCCTGAAACAACTAAGTGTCTATCGTGTATTATACAAGTTTTAGGAAAAACACTACCGTCAACTGTAACTTCTTTTGCAAAATAAGTTCTATTAATTAAAGCTCCTGTACCTGTCATTTTAAAATAAAAAGGCTTTGTAGAAGAAGATTGATCTGTTATGATTACTTCACCATAAGTAGAGTCACCTTCATACAAAGCAAAGTTAGCTTGGCCTTGGCTCGTTCTTGTTAATGTTCCTCTGCCTGTAAATGTAGAATAGTTATCACCACCTGCATCTACCGAAGATCTATTAATCTGTAACCAAGTAACACCATCTAACGTAAAATAAATATTTGTTCCTGAGCAAGCTATTAACCCATCTGCATAAACAAAAAGACCTATAATAGCGTTTGTGCTATTAGGTCTTGCAGCATTATCACCACCAAAAGGTGCAAAGCCATTAATTCTTCTATAGCCACCATCTGTATCAACTTCAAAATTTTCTAATACTGTAGCAATTCCGGGGTGTGCTAACATTTCAAATTGATTTAAGTTTGTGTTAAGTCCACCTTTACATGATACAGCATATGGTAATGATTGTGCCATTATATAAACCTTATTCTATCATCTTTAAAATAGCTTGGGGCTGGTTCCATAAGATGCATCTTCATTGTTTTTAAGCCACGCTTGTAATCTTCGTTAGAAAATGCAGATGCTTGAGCATTGTCTTTAAACTGGTGCATGTAATACCTTGCTCTGTTTATTAGTACAGGCACGTACACATCTGGAAAAACTACAGCATCAGTTGCTGCTGACAATTCTGTTGGTAAATCATAAGCATAAAAATAAATTCTATAAACTTTATCAGGTATTGACGAAAGACCAAACTTTCTGTTGTCTGGACTTTTTATAACTCTATCGGGTGTTCCATAGTTTTGAGTATCAGCATCATCGTGATTTTGCGATATGCGAAAGTAATCTTTCCATTCTTCAATACTAGTAAATCGTAAATTACGAATAGTATAAGGTGCTGCTTCACCGCTAACACCTACTGTAGTTAGTAAAAAATTATCCCAATCTATGTAGCCATAATCTGTTGTAAGACTACTTGAAGCTGGTTTTAATTCGTACCAACGAGTACCAGCTACAGTTTCAACATATGCATTGCCGTACATTGGATCTGTAGAGCCAGATTCACCTGTAGCTAAAAAAGGCCACTGAGGTTCTTCATTAACCATATCTAAGTAAGCTCTATTAACTAAATCTTTTACGTGCGTCTGTACTCCTACAGAGGATGCAAAGTCAGAAGATGTTAACTCTACTTCATTCATTTCTCGTAGAATTTCGTTACTTAGTTCAAGGTATGTTGTAGCCATTAGTGCCCCATAGTTTTCATTCGTTGTTCCATACTAAATTTTGAACCTTGTGAATGTCCAGCATTTGTAAACTGTTTTTCTAGTTCAAAAATATTCTTGTGT